TATTAGGTTCGGCTTTACAAAGGGTGAAACCGTAGAGGTTGATGCGGAAATTGGTAAGGACTTAATCAAAGCCGGATATGCAGAGGAAATAAAGTCAGCTAACACTAAGAAACCGAAAAATACAAAGGATGATGCAGATGCTGACACTTGATGAGGTAAAAGAGTATTTAAGGCTTGATACAGATTGCGAGGATGGGTATTTAAATATACTCATCCTTTTAGCTTGTGAGATGTGTGAGAACTATACCCGCATTCCTATTCCTGACAAATTACCGGAAAGCTACAAACAGGCAATGCTCGTTTGTATTGGATACTTTTTCGAGAAAAGAGATGGTTCAAAGGACGGAATACCTAAGGTGTTTTATAGTTTGCTTGCACCATATCGAAGGGCGGTGTTTTAGATGGATTTTTCAAGAATGCGACATAGGATAACCTTTCTAAAACCGATGGGGACACAGAAAAACTCTATGGGTGAAAGTGTACCTACCTATACCGACTACAAAACTGTATGGGCATTTGTTGCACCAAAAACAGGTCGAGAATATGATGAGGCACAAAAGCTCAGAGCTGAAACCACATTTAATGTGCATACACGATTTTTTTCTGATATTACAGCAGAAATGCAGATAAGGTACAAAGACCACATTTTGAAAATAGAGTCGGTGCTTAACATAAACGAACGCAACGAGGAGCTACTTATTGTGGCAAGCGAGGTGGACACCTCAGCACTTTTGACTTCGTCAAAAGCCGACACTGACGTGTCGTCCTCCCATCTTGGAGGTGCCTAATGGCAAGAACAGTTGATGTATTCGGTTTTGATGAACTGCAAAAGGCTTTTGAAAGATGTGAGAAAAAATATCCAAATCAAGCCGATGCCCTACTTATGGCTGAGGGACAAGCAGTTAATAAACGCACCAAATCACTTACTCCCGTTAGAACTAAAAAGCTACGCAACTCTTGGCGACTTAAAAAGGTCAAGCTATATAAGGGTGGCAAGGTTCGAGTGGTGCGTGTTCAATCTCAAGCACCATATGGACACCTTGTCGAGCTTGGTCATGAGATTGCATCGGGCGGTCGAACACGAGAGCGTGGCAGAAAGCTTAATCGTGTACAGAGGTCAGCTCGTGGCATTAAATCAGGTGGCAGAGTAGCAGGAAAGTTTATGCTTGATAAGTCAATGAAAGAAGCACAGGCAAAATTTGAAAGTGGTGCTAAAAGACTATTTGATGATATAACAGAGGATATTAAAATTTAGAAAGGGACACATAAAATGATAACGGAAAAGGATATACAAAAAAGGCTTGCAGAAATATTAACCGGAAACGGGTTTAATGTTGTGGCGAGCGAAGTCGATGAGGGATTTGATAAGCCGGCTGTGTTTGTTACGGTATATCCGTCAAGAACAAAGCTACTTACCTGCGGTGGTGCAACAGAAGAAATGACTGTTACGGTTGAAATACAATATATTTCTGCTCTTGAAACAGTTGAGGATTGCATTGATGCGACTAACAAAATAAAGCAAATATTCTTGTACAAATCCTTTGATATACAAGACCGCCACATCACTGTTGATGAAATGGAATTTGAAATAGAAAAAACAGTTCTGTATGTGTATTTTGAAATATCACTCATACAGGCTGTTGACAATACAGAGGAATATGAAGAAATTAAAGATTTGATTATAAAGGGAGTGAATTAAAATGGGATTACCTGAAATTTTAATTGAATTTAAGGCGAAGGCTGAAACCGCTGTTAAGCGAAGTGAAAACGGTATCGTTGCACTTATCTTGCGTGACGATACTAAATCGGGCGATGGCAACCTAAGCTATAAATATCAGACCGCAACCGATTACGGATTGACAAGTAGCTGGTCAACTACCAACCGCAGATATTTAAATCTTGCGTTTGCAGGCTTGCCTAAAAATGTGCTTGTAGAGCGTATCGGTGCTGATGAAACCTACGATGATGCATTGGCAAGGCTTAGAGGTAAGAAGTGGAATTATCTCGCTATTCCGGTAATTGCCGAGGACGATGTTCAGACTATTGCTGATTGGATAATTGCACAAAGGTCAGCAAAAAAATCGTTTAAGGCTGTACTTCCAAACTGCTCGGCCAATCACGAGGGTATTATAAACTTCACAACTGAGGGTATTAAATGCGGTACATACAGTTATTCAACAGCTGAATTTTGTGTAAGAATTGCAGGTTTACTCGCAGGTTTACCTATGACCGAAAGTGCAACATATCAAGTACTTGCAGATGTTACGTCAATTACCGAAAGCCTTACAGCTGATGAGGATATAAACAGCGGTAAATTTATACTCGTAAACGATGGTGAGAAAATCAAGGTCGGCAGAGGTGTAAATTCACTTGCTACACTCAGTGGTGATAAGACCGAGGATATGAAAAAAATCAAAATTATTGAGGGTATGGATATGATGCGTGACGATATTCGTGCAACATTCGAGAATAACTACATCGGCATCAATAACAGCTACGATAACAAGGTTATGTTTGTAGCTGCTATCAATCAATATTTTGATGGCCTTGCAAGACTTGGTGTACTTTATGGTGAGGCTGAAAATATAGCAGATATTGATGTAACAGCACAGAGAGATTGGCTTGCACAAAAGTATGATGTATCGGAATATTCCGATGATCAAATCCGAAAAGCAAAAACAGGCAGTTTTGTGTTTGTAAAAGCAAATGTGACATTTTGCGATGCTATTGAGGACATGAGCTTTTCAATAAATATGGAATAGAGAAACGGAGGTAAACAATTATGGCTGAAAGACAAATGCCTGCGGTTGGTAAAGTTATATCGGGTACGCACGGATATTTTTGGTGGAATAACTCAATTTGTTATGAAATTACATCATTTGAGGCGAAGATAAAAACCAACAGAGAAACAATCAATTTTGCAGGTCAGATGTGGGACGATTCAAAGCTGATGGGTGTATCGGGTACATGGTCAGCTAAGATTAAGAAAATCTATTCAAGAGGTAAAACATATGCCGAGAAACTTGCAAGCGGTATTGATGAGAGATTGACACTCATATCAAAACTTGAAGACCCAGACAATGGTGGCACTGAACGTGTACAGCTCACCTCGTGTTGGCTTGATGAACTTACCTTACAGGCCTTTGAAAACGGGAAAATCACAGAGGACGAGTTCAGTGGTGGTTTCGTTGGATTTAAGTATCTTGATACGATTGATGACCCTTGTATATAAGGGACACTAAAACATATAGAAAGAGGGACACTAAATGAATAAGAATACAAAATTAACACTTGCAGAGCTTTTGAAACGTAAGGAGCAGATGCTTGAAAGCAAGAAGACGAAAAAGACTATTGACTTGTATGTAAAGTCGATTGATGCGACTATTACTATCAAAGAGCCGGACGGAGCATTGTGCAGAGATGCAAATGATATGGACGCAGGCGTTGGCGATAAGTATTTGTGCTATGAATGTATCACAGAACCGAACCTCAAATCAAAAGAGGTTCAAGACGCATTTGGTTGCACAGAGCCTATGGATGTTGTTGACATCATATTTGAACCGGGTGAAATTCCTCAGATTGCGATTGAGTGTATGAAACTTGCCGGATATATGGGCGGAGTTGAACAGGTAAAAAACTAATACAGACGGACGGTGACCTGCAGCTTATCCACTACTACCTACAAAAGGGGTTTGATTGGGATAGGCTTGCAGGTCTTTCACTGTCCGAGAAAATATTCCTAAAAGCAAGTATGGAGCTTGCTATTGATGAAGAAGTACAAAAATACAAAGCCATACTTGGTGGTTAAGAAGCGGAGGTGAAGTGAAAAATGGCTCGTAATATAGGTGCAACTCTATCTTTGAATAATGGTAACTTTTTTACTAATATGAAATCAGCTATAAGTGCAAGTAATCAGTTGAAGAATACACTAAACGGCACAACGGGCGGTATGAAAAAGTTTGGTACACAATCATCTGCCACCGGAGGCATTGTCACTTCACTTGCATCCAAGGCCGCAGTGGCTATAGGTGCGTTTGTAGGAATAAAGCAAGCCGTAAATTTCGGTAAGGATGTTGTGAATACGGGTGTTGAGTTTGAGCAAGGCATGGCAAATGTACAGGCTATTTCCGGTGCAACAAAAACAGAGCTTGAAACATTGTCTGCAAAGGCAAAGGAAATGGGTGCTACAACAAAGTTCTCTGCTATCGAGGCATCTGACGCTATGAGTTATATGGCAATGGCCGGTTGGAACTCATCACAAATGATTGATGGTATATCGGGTATTATGAACCTTGCTGCTGCAAGCGGTGAGGAGCTTGCAAGTGTGTCGGATATTGTTACCGACTCACTTACCGCATTCGGCTTGAAGGCAAGCGACTCGACTATGTTCGCCGATATTCTCGCAACCGCCTGTGCTAAATCAAACACCAATGTTTCAATGCTCGGTGAGGCATTCAAAAATGTTGCACCGACTGCTGGAGCAATGGGTTACAGTGTTCAAGATACAACAGTTGCACTCGGACTTATGGCAAATGCCGGAATTAAAGGCGGCGCGGCAGGTACATCATTAAACGGTGTAATGACAAGACTTGCAAAACCGACAAAAGATGTTACAACGGCTCTTGATGCGTTAAACATCTCCGTTGTTAATGCGGACGGTTCAATGAAACCGCTATCAACGCTCATCCCCGAACTTCAAACAAAATTTGCAGGACTTACCGATGAAGAGCGTGGACAGTATGCGACTATGATAGCAGGCAAGAATGCGATGAGTGGATTTTTATCAATCGTCAACTCATCTCCGGCTGATTTTCAAAACTTATCAGATGCGATAAATAACTCAACAGGTGCAGCACAAGATATGGCAGACACTATGAACGATACCGTAAGCGGTAAGCTGACACTTTTAAAGTCACAATTCGAGGGTGTTAAGATTGCTATATTTGATGCACTTGGCAATTCGCAGTTCAAGGGTGTATTGCAATCGATGTCTGATGGACTTTCAGCTATTACTCCGTATGTGACAACACTGACTGTTGCAATCGGAAATGGACTATTCAGTGCAATAAATACAATCTACTATATTGCAAGTACTGTATTTAATGCAGTAAAAAGGGCTATCGAAAACAACTCTCCCGCAATAGAGAATTTGCGGTCTGCATTTGATAATGTTAAGAATTCTATTGTTAATGCGTTCGGTGGGAATGGGACGGCACTTATCCAAACTCTCGCAAATGTGATTGTACCGAACCTTTGTAATTCATTATCGTTGGTTTTAAATATAGCATCGGGAGTTATTTCTGCTGCAAGCACACTATCGCCTGTGATTGCAGGCGTGGCAGGTGCGGTTACGGCATACAAGATTGCCGTTGTTGCTGCTAATGTTGTTGAGGGTATACGAAACGGACTTATAGCCTTTTCTGCTACAATGACAGGAACGCAAGTAGCCGCTTTTGCACCACTCACTACCGCTACCATTGCACAGATAGCCGCTACTCAGGCACTTAATGTTGTAACAGGAGCTTTCGGTGCTATTATGACATTTGTAACTTCACCCATCGGCTTGGTGGTGATTGCGATTGGTGCGGTTATTGCAATAGGTGTACTTTTGTATAAGCATTGGGATACTGTCAAAGTCTTTGCTATGAACCTTTGGAACACAATAAAGAATGTGTTTGAGGGAATTAAAAATGCTGTTACTGAAAAAATTACTGCCGTAAAAAATGTTATCGGAAATGTTATGGAAGGTGCAAAAAATATCGCATCACAAAAACTTAATAACATTAAAGATGCGTACACACAGCATGGCGGTGGTATTAAAGGTGTTGTTGCCGGATATATGACAGGATTAAAGGAATATTACACCATAGGTTACGATGCTATAAACGCACTTACAGGCGGTAAGCTCGGTCAGATGGTCGAGGGTATAAAGAGTAAATTTTCAGAGGTGGTCAGTGCGGTCAGCAGTAAGATTGCAAGTATAAAAACACATATCAGCTCTATTGTTGGTAATGTGACAAGTACATTTTCGTCTGTATGGTTTACTATATCAAACACCTTTGAAAATGTGAAAAACAAAGTAGTTTCTATTTTCAATAACGTGAAATCTACCATTTCAAATGCTATAAATACTATAAAAGGGTACTTTAATTTCAGTTGGTCTTTACCAAAGATTAAACTACCGCACTTCAAGATAAGCGGTTCGTTTAGTTTGAATCCGCCATCAGTGCCGAGCTTTGGTGTTGCGTGGTATAGGAAGGGCGGTATTATGACACGCCCCACAATGTTTGGAATAAACGGCTCAAACGCAATGGTCGGTGGCGAGGCAGGTGCGGAGGCTATACTTCCACTTGATATGCTATGGAGTAAGCTTGCACAGGTGATGAATAGCTTGAATAAGGATAAAACACCTAATGTAAATAACTATGTGAGTGTAACGGTAAATACTGATGGTGCAAATGCTGATGAAATTGCAGATACTGTTGCAAAGAAGATTGTTGAGAGTATTGAGAATATGTAAAGAAATGCAAATATATGTTGAAATTTAAAGGGATATATGGTATAATAAAATAAAATATACAAAGGGGATATATATATTATGGCACTTATCAAATGTCCTGATTGTGGTAAACAAGTATCAGATAAAGCAGGTTCTTGTCCGAACTGCGGATGTCCGATTGCAAATATGCCAACAACTGTAAAAATAAGATGCTTATCGGATGATAGGCACGTTAAAAGAATGAAATTTGCTATAAGTGGTAGAGTTGTAGCAGAAGTTCCAGTGGGTTCAGTTGCAACTATTACAATTAATCAACCTACAACCGTAGATGTTACTATAGTTCTCGGAATTATAAGCGGTGGTTCGCCAGCAAGGTTTCATGCTATACCGGGTAAATGTTATGAGGCAAGATATTGCAAACCCGGACTTGCATTTTGGGAAACGCAAGTGCAAGAAGTTTCTTTTGTGTGAGAATAATATGATACAGTTACATAAGAGTTACTCATTTTATGTGAGTGGCTCTTTTTGTTATGGAGGAATTTATGGATATATATTTAAGTGTAAATAACCGAGCCGATGTAATGTGTCTGCCTGTGCTGCCATCGTCATTTACGATAAGCAAACCGCAATCAACAGAGATTTTTGAAACAGTATCACAAGGTGAACTTCAGCTTATAGGTGTTCCAAAACTAAAAGGCATTACAATTTCAAGTTTCTTTCCGGTTCGTGATTATCCTTATTTGCGTGATACTTCTATGAAAGGCTGGGAGTATGTGTATAAGATTGATACTTGGATAGAACAGAAACTTCCAATTCGTCTTGTTATAACAGACACTCCGATAAATATGGCTGTGGCAGTAAAGGATTTTGAATACACTATAAAAACAGACGGTGATTTGTGGTACACACTTGAACTTGAGGAGTTCCCTCTGCCAATGGAATAAGGCGGTGATACAATGGCTATCAAAAGCATATATGGAGATTCAGTAAGAAATGCGATACATAAGAAATTACAAACTGTCGGCGAAATATCGTCAAACGGCGGTTTTGCAGTTTACGCATCGGACATTGAAATAACAAAAAACATTGGTAATGTGTCTTGGAAAAACAGTATATACGAGCTTGCAACAACACTTTCGTTTGAAACAGCAAAGACAGACAATGCGTATCTTAAAGACCTCATATATACTCCCAAGCTCGGTGAGGTTATACGCATTGTGACAAATATTGAGGTATTCCGAGGTATCATAATAACAGTTGATGATGGTGACAGATACAAAAATAAATACACCGCTGTTGACCTTGGCTGGTATTTGAATAAAACAAGCCAGACATATCAGTTTAAGGATATATCGGTTGGTAATGCAATACGGGAAATATGCTCAGATTTAAGTGTTCCGATTGATTCGATTGCTGAATTATCAACCACAGTAACGCAGATATATTTTGATAAAACTGTATCGGATATTATAAAGGACTTGCTTTCAAAACAAGGCGGTGACTATAACTACGATTTCACTCCAAAAGGTTTAAGGATTTATAAAATCGGTGACCTTGTAGCGTATCCGGAGTTTAGATTGGCAAGTAATCTCGCACAGTGTTACTCACCAAATTTCAGAGGTGATGTCAGCCATTCGGAGAGTATTGAGGAAATGAAAAATGCCATAAAGATAGTATCCGAAAAGGATAATGTATATAAGGAAATAATGGTGTTGCAAAACAATGATTTGATTGATGAGTTTGGACTTTTGCAAAAGGTTATAAAGATTGACCCGGAAAAGGAAAATGCAGACTCTGTTGCAAACAGCGAACTATGGTGGAATGGTCGCATAAAGGAAAGCTACGGTTTTGAAATAATCGAAAAGTATGACAGCTATACACGAGCCGGAGAGGTTATATATGTTGATGATGTGCAATATGTGATTGAGAGTACTGACCATCGTTTGAGCAATGGTTGGCATTTTAATAAGCTGGAATTGCGAAAATGTATATAGACATATTTTTGGAGATTGCGGACAGATAATTGAATTGTATTATGAGTACAAATGTGGTATAATATTTATATAAATCAGAATTTGGCGAATTGCTTAGTTCGATATAATTACGTTTTTTCGTAAAAGTTATGAGATGGAAATAAATAGTGAAGAGGTGTATGCAATGAATACAGAAGATATTGAAAAAAGTTTTATAGAATATATAAATATCCATAAAGGTGTGTTCAGTACTTTTGGTAAGTTGGAATTTACTAATAGTAATAGAATCGGACAAGGAGGAAATGGACTAGTATATTTAGCAAAGATAAATGAGAAAGAAGTTGCAGTTAAATTTTTGATATCTGACTCTGAAAGAAAAATTATCAGGTTTAAGTCAGAATACTTTAATACAAATTATGTCAAAAATGAGTTGTGTAATATTGTTAATATGATACATTATGATGAGTTGGAAATCCAAGATGGAATTGTTATTCCTTACATTATAATGTCTAGATATTCGAAAAATTTGAAAAAATATAAAAATGAAAAAGGCGAAATTAAAGAAAAAGATTTTATATGTTTAGTAGATTTTCTTTTTTCAACATTGAATTCGATTCATAGAAAAGGTATTATACATCGAGATATTAAGCCTGAAAATATTTTAGTAGATGAAGAAGAAAAATTTGTAATCGCAGATTTTGGAATTGCTCATTTTGAGAAAGATAGCTTTCCAATAGATAATAAAACGAGAAAAGGCGAACGTTTGGCTAATATAGAATTTTCTGCACCTGAACAAATAAGCAATCAGTATGATGTGACACAAGCAGCGGATATATATTCAATGGCTCAAATTATGTATTGGTATATTTTTGGAAATGTGAATCGTGGGACAGGAGCAGAATATATTTCACAAAAATATAATTGGGATAATGCATATATTTATGACGATATTATTAACAAGTGTCTGAGAAATAATCCAGCAGAGCGTTTTCAATCAATAAACGAAATAATTGAATTTTATGATAACGAAAAGTCCAAAATGAAAGAATTAGATCCATTTGAAGACATGTATGAATTTCATGATGCGGTATTATCAGTTGTCCCCGAATTCTATAACCAAGCATTTGCCATTACAGATAAAGAAACTATGTATGAATTATTCAACAGTATTTTTGGATGTAAATACAATCAACCATTAGAGTTTAACACAGGTATAGGAAATAATGAGGTAGATTCAATAATCAAACTAGAAAATGATGATTTTTTGATGGGAACAAGACAATTAAATATTCGATGTGTTTGGGGGCTACTAACAGATGATGTTTATGATGATATTTTATTATTAGAAATAGATAAATCATCGCCATATATCATTGATGGAAAAGAGTGTTGTTATGTTGCGGTTATTGAAAATGAGGATATTGTTCCTTACAATGAAATTTCGAGTGGATATGTAAGATATAAGGGGAATGTACATAAAACTACTAATTTGAGAGTCCAAGAACGCTATGTAGGTAATGATTATAAAATAATTGCCATTGCACCATTTCATAGTTGTACCATTATTGAGCAAAATGATAAATTTTTAGAGAAATTACAAACTGTAGAAGTTTTGCAACAAAATGATATATATGAATTGAAAGAAAAAATACATATGAATAGAACTTACGATGTTTCTATGAGATTGTAATCTGATAATTGAATAACTTTAAGTTTATAAATTAATACACAAAAAGCGACTCGTAGTAGTCGCTTTTTCTATGCCTTGAAAGGAGGTTACAATGAACAACATTACAAAGCTTGCAAAGCATATCAAAGCAAGAGATAACCCTCTGCCGTATTCGCCGATGTTCGGTCAGATTATCTCATTGCCAAAACTAAAAATACGGCTCGGTACAAGAGTTCTTTTAACTAAATCTGATATAAAAGCCACATTTGATATTTACGAAACAGAGGTTATTGACGAACGAAGGCGGTATGTTAATCTTAATAAAACAGTTGTGCTGCTCCCATACTCAGGTGATAATAAATTCATTGCGATTGGAGTGATTGAGGAATGAAAAACACATATAACTTTGACTTCAAGCAAGGTGAGTTTGTATTTGAAAAAGGAACTGCCGTAGTTCTTACCGAACGCAATGCGTTGATGCTCTGGGTAGAAAAAGCTATCCGCACACAGATAGACAGGTATAATATGTACAGCGGTAAAAAATACGGTGCGTATATCGAGGATTTGGTAATCGGCAAAAGCTACGGCTTTGATTTTGTGGAGTCGGAGATGAAAAGAGAGATTGAAACTGCATTATTACGACACGAGGATATTTTAGCTGTAACAGGCTTTAGTGCTGTGCGTAGCAGTAGTGCTTTAAACGTAACATTCACCTTAAAAACAATATACGGGAATATAACGGAGGAATTTGCCTATGACATTTGATGAAATAATTGAATATATGCTTACGAGCGTACCGAGTGAATATGACACCTCGGTTGGCTCGTTTTTTTATGACCTTCTTTATCCTGTGGCAGAGCAAGTGTACCGATTGCAAGGTAAAATATCTGATTTGGATTTAAATGCCTTTGCTTTGACCGCTGTTGGTGAATACCTCGACCGCAAAGTGGCAGAGC